GTATACCTGGCTCTGCGTCCATGCTTCCCAGGCGTCCCGGGTTGTCTTCGTGTTGTCACGGTCGATGTTGAAGTTGAAGCCCCCATATCTCACGCGGAAGGCATCGGGCTTCATCAAACTACCGTCAGGTACGAGCGCCCGATTCTGCCCGCTGATGTAGACGCATTCTTGGAAGTGCGCCTGCTGCTTCTCTGAGTCCAGAAAGCCATCGCCGCCCCTGGGCGTGGGCGCGTGGCTCACAGTGCCGGGCGGGGGCGGTACGGGGGCGCTGGCTGCGTCCTGTAGCACTTCCATCTGCCGCCCGCACGCCCCCAGGATCGTCCGCGGGAGATAGTCCTCTCGCTCCCACTTGTCCCGCTTGAGACTGCTCGCTTCCATCATGCGGCGGATGCGCTCACAGTCCCGCCCCGTCCAAAAGGCGAGATGCTGAGCCAGGGCAGCATCGGCGGCGCTCGCGTCGTAAGCTCTCCCGTTGGCGTCGGGGTAGCTCACAGCGAGCACTGACTCATTGGCGAGCCATAGGTCGCTAAAGGATGCCTTGTTGCTGAAGGCGCTTGCGGTCGAGCGGCTCTGCATGGCGCGGCGCAATAGATCGGCATCATCCGCGGGACCGTTCCAATCGGCGTCAGGTTCGCTTGTCCAACCCTGGTCTATGGCCTGAGTAGCATCCGGCGGGAAATACTGAGCCACCAGCGCCGGCAGGACTGCGGACATATCGACGCAGCAATCGCCAACCGCACCATTCCCCGTGAGCGCCACAAAGCGCCCAGAGTGGTAGAACTCCAAGCCTAGAGCCTGGTTGCGGCAACCGTGCGCCGGCGGCCGTCCAATGCCGAAGATGTGGAGGCCGGTCCCGCTCTGGCTCACTTCGATAGCCGCGCCCGAGAGTACCTGACAGAGGCTCACCGCAAGCGGCGACCACTGCCCATCGATCAGGCATCCATCGATATCGAGAAAGAAAAATGGATCTTGCTCAGTAAAGACAAAGCCGACGCCCCAGCCCACGCCCCACGATGCAGCCGTAGCCTCAGCGGTCGCAGCGTCCGTCCAATGCTCTGGATCGTGGGCGCTCACAACTTGGCCGGTCAAATAGCTACAGGGCAGTTTGTCGCTCTTGCCCCCTGCTTTGGGGACTAGGCGGTACACGATGAATTGTCGATAGGCTGTGAGCCCGAATAGCGCGGAATGCATTCTTTATCCCAGGAGACTTTGGAGAGCCTTTTGCTTGAGTGCTTCGGGGAGCCACTTTTTCACCGCATAACCATCATGGGCAACGATGCTCTGTACGATGATCTCCACGATCTCATCTTTGACCGCGGCCTTCATAATGGCGCGCCGAGCGTCTTTCATGTCCCCCAGGTAGCGAGACACCAATCCCTCAGAGCAGCCGGCCGCGGTCGAGATCACCCGGCGCGTTATCAGCGACCATCCGCCGGGCTGCCGGGCGCTCTCAATTGCGGCTCTCAAAATCAGCTCGCGTCTTATGGTCGGTTTGTATCTCTTATTGCTCACTGGCTACTCCTAATCTCTCTGCGGCACTCTTCCACGCATCGGCGCGGCGTTTCTCGCGAGTCCCTCGATAACAAACATCGCTCAGCATGTTTCCGTTGCCGTCTGAAATCCAAACCTTAGCGTGACGCCCGCGCCAGACTTCAGCGCCGGGATGTGCGGCTTTCACCTTCGCTTCATCGCTCAAAGCGTCCCCTCTCCATTGCAGAAAGCAGCATCGCCGCCGTCTGCCGTAATAGCCTCAGCCCACTTCAACTGAGCGCGTTCGTGATCGTTCCCGCTGTACTTCCAATCGGGGCGCTTGCATTCGCGGCTTACAAATTGAGCGATCATGCTGCCGACGTGCGCCGGCGTAATCAGTACCGGCCGCCAGCCAATGAGATCTCCGCTCTTGACACTCTCATTGAGTCGCTTGGAGTCATTCGCGAGCCCGTAGCGTACCGGGACGCCGCGCTCATCCTTGAGCACTCCCACGTTATTGCGCCAGAGCTTGAGCCCCTTGCGGGCGGCTTCTAGCCTCACCTGAGCTTGTACGGTGGCTTCACTCGCGCCAGTGGGATAACTGCCTATGTGAATGGGCTCAAGCCCGAAGATTCCGCGAAGCTCTGAGAGTGCTTGCTCGCTCACTCGGTTCCGGATGGCCCATTGGATAAGGTTGCTCACTGGTAAATCACCGTCATCCCGAGCGTTACCGCTACATGCTTCTCTAAGCAAGCGCCCTTGGATTTATCCCACCCTTTGAGCAAATAGATCGCGTCGCAAGTGAGCATTCCAGTAAGAGCGTTTCGCATGTAGTATTCCCAGGTTGCCTCGAAGTCAGGGCAGATCTCAGCGGGATTCACCACGGCAAATCCTTCATCTCGAAGAGTCTGAGCTACAGCATGAAACGATGGATAATTGAACTCCGGAAGTCCGGTCATTGGGCCGGCAATATAGATTCTCATGCTGAAGTAATCGCCTCACTCAAATTATTGTGAGGCTAGGTAACGATACCGTCAATTCCCGCCGTCCCATCGATACCAAACTTACCCAGTTCTAAGTTGATCTTGGTCGCCAACTCGCCGGCTTCGCGTGCCCCGAGTAGCTGAGCGTTGGCAACATCAATACCGAATCGGAAGTAGAAACGGCGATAACTCTCGCTCTCAGAGTGGCCGCGTGCGGCTTCAATCCCCGCCCACCACGCGACAGCGTTACGCATGGCCTTCTGCCCTTCCTGCCGCTCCGCGTGGCGCTTCCGTGCCCCCATCTGGGCGTATATGTCGAGCCCATGGGGAGCGTAGAAGTCCCCATCGATGCGAGCAATATCTCCGCGCAACGCTGCGAGCGTCTCCGCGTCTAGTTCGGTGAGATCTCCCTCAACAAACTCAGGACCGCCCCGCGAGCCCGGCGGCATATAGAAATCGCAGTAGGGGCATTTTTTGAAGATGGCCTCATAGGGCTGCAGGCAATTGACGCAGACGCGGAGCGGGATCGCGTCGCTCTTATCTTTGGCCTTCCGATCACGCCTATCTAATGACCACTCGCGTCGCGCATCCGGCAGCTTATGACGTACCACGTTGTTTACGTGATCGATGATGATCCCGCAAGGCTTCGAGCTTTGAGCAATGGCTCGCTTGCGTCCATCGTCGCCCATGCTATCCCACTGGGATGCGAGATGATCGGGAATCATCAGCCGTAGCGTTCGCCCGAACTGTTGCGAGTAGAGAGCGAAGCTCTGCGTTGGGCGTGCGAAGCTCACCACTTCTATCGCCGGCAGATCGAAGCCCTCGCCGAATAGATCGACGTTGACGAGTTGAAGGATCTCGCGTTTCTTGAAGCGCCGAAGGATGGCGGCGCGGAGAGCGTCGGGAGTCTTCGCGCTCACCACTTCGGCCGGCACGCCCTGGGCCTTGAACGCGCCGGCGATCTTGCCGGCTTCCTCCACGTCTACCGCGAACGTTACGCCCAGCTTGCCCGGCGCGATCTGTAAATAATGCTTGACCACATCGCCCGTGACAGTGGATTTGTGGACGGCCTTCCGCACCTGGTCCTGGTTGAAGTCGCCCGTTGCTGCGCTGATCTCCACATCGGAGAGGTTGAGATCGGACGGCGGCGCGAAGATGCGGTAATCCGTCAGATACCCCATGTTGATAATGTCCCGCATGGATGGCGCGAGCACGAGCGCATCGGTGATCCCATCCGCGTGTCTCCCGAGCCCCTTACCATCGGCTCTGAGCGGCGTAGCAGTAGGAAAGAGCCCCCGGGCGTGGGGGAACATCTGGGCAACCTTGCCCCACTTGTTATCTTTTAGAACGTGATGCCCTTCATCTTGGACAGCGAGCCGAATTTGTAGGAACCAGGGATCGTGCGGGTCCATTCGGATGATCGTATCGACGCCGCCAACGCCTGTCTTCGCGGTCGGATCGAGGAAGCTGTAACCAAGTTCGGCAACCTGCAGCGCCGTGATGACTCGCACCAGCGCGGAGCCCTTTTTCGCCCCCACTACGCGATGACGCACGCCGTTACGGGCGAGCGCTACGGCGATCTGACTCACAAGCTCTTGCCGGTGAGCGATGGCGATGGATGCGCCCGGCTCATCATAAAGCAGCTTGGAGAGCACTACGGTCTTACCGCTACCAGTGGCAGCCACGGGCATCACATTGACCGCGCCGGCCGCCCATGCTCGATAGCACTCGCGCTCTAAATCAACTTGGAATGGTCGCAGTTTAGGAGGCATCTATCGCAACACCTTGTGCCCTTTCGACTCAAAAATCGCTATAGTTTCATCCCACGACCAAAAGGGAATTTCTAACCCGAGCGTCTTTGCACTACTCTTTGCGGATGACAGACTCATGTGGCCGTTGAGCAAATTAGCGCAGGTGAGAATACGCAGATTATCCCCGATAGTGTTATGGGCGTCTGAGGGTCGGATGGGAGCACAATTGCGAGGTATATTGAGCATTATTTGATCTCGAAGCATCCCGGCTGATCGTCAAATGCTTCAAACATCTCCAGTGTCGTATTGTCGCAAAAGGTTCTGGTTGACTTGACATTGTTGACTGCCATCCCAAAGTACGAGGGCTTCAGTTCGGTCATGATCCCTTTGCGCCGCATATTGCAGGCAGCCCAGACAGTCGAGCCGATTCCTCCGAACGGATCATATACAACGTCGCCGGGATTGCTCCAGAGTTCAATACCGCGCTCGATGATGTCGAGTGTCATCGGGCAAATGTGGCGCTCATCGTCGTCATCGCGGCCTCCGCGATAGTTCAAAGTTCGCGATGGCCGGCAGTCCATCCAAACCGGCGAAGCGTAGCGTCTCCAGCGGTTGTGAGAGAGATTCCCCTCGGTAGGCTCGTCTTCGCCGACGAATGACGTTAGGCCATTCTCATGCGCGACGGGCTGCGAGTTCTCGCCCGGCTTGCGGAAGGTCAGAAGGTACTGGGGTAGCCCTGCGCGACTAAGAGCGCTGTCTTTGCAGAGTTGCTTGTGCATCAGGCCGATAGCCTTGGTTCTAGTAGCTTCGATGAGTGGATCTTTCCAGACCACATGCTCTGAGTGGAAGATGAATCCGGCGGCAAGGAATGCCTTGATCACATCGCCGCGAAAATCTTTGATCCCAATGTACCCATCGCGGCTCTTCATGGCCGGTAGATTCATCACGTCAACCGAGACGTTGCGCCCTGGCATGAGCACGCGCATCAGCCCGTGAATAACGAAGTTGAAATGAGTAAAAAACTCAGCATCATTGCGGCAATTTCCGATATCACGATCCGAGTTGCTGTAGACAAACAGGTTGCTGTATGGCGGTGAGAAGATCGAATACCCAACCGAGTTGGCTGGAATCATAGTGTTCATAAACTCAACACAGTCTGCGTTGTAAACGGCTCGGTTTGAGGCAACAAATTGATCGATAACTGCGGTCATTGGGTCATCCATTCTGGTAAAGCGATAGGGTTAGTTGGCAGGTAGTCGGTGATCTCTCTGAAGGTTCCAACCACTTCGCGCTTCGTAAAATCGCGCATATGACTGAGCATCTTCTCAGTCATCACATCGGCCTGAAGTTGCTTGCGTTCGATGTTTTCTTTGACGGTCCCTTCGGCGGTTGTGTAGACCATCCACACGAAGACTTCCTTCGTCTGTCCGAATCGATAGCAGCGCCGTACGGCCTGGTAATACTTCTCGAAACTGTCATCCGCAAAGCACGCGACGTTCCTGCAATGCTGCCAGTTGAGGCCGAATCCGCAGATCTTGGCTTTGCTAATAATCACTCGCGCCGCGCCATGCGAAAAAGAGGTTATGCGCCGTTCCTTCTCGCTCATTTTGAGTGATCCGTGAACCTCCACTGCGTCCGGTATCAGCTTCGCCAGTAGCGTCGACTCGTCATTCAAATTGCACCAGATAACCCAGGGCTCATTCGAGCCATTCACTACGCCGGCGAGAAACTCACAGCGCTCTTTGACTGACGATCTGCGAGCATCTAAGCGCTCGCGCATAGTGTTGGCGCGGGGATTGGCACTCGGCAACTCACACGGTATTACCGTCAAAGGGGGCAGTGCATAGCGGCTGCCATCGAAGCCCAAATCAGCGGGGCTTCGTATGAACACTGCCCAGGTTGCGAGCCACTCCCAGAACTTGTTTTTACCGTGCCCCTTGAGTCTCCACCTGGCAGTATCGCCGCCGTCGTGAGTAAAAAACATGGCGAGCATCTCGCTGGACCGCATGATGCCGATAAATTCTGCCTGTCCTCCAAGCTCCATATAGTCGTTAGGCGATGGGGTGGCCGTGCAACTCATCTTGTAAGGAGTATCGCGGAACTTATCGATCACCATCTTGCGAGTCGAACTGTCAAACCCTTTGAGGATGGATGATTCGTCGAGTACGACGCCGATGAACTCGGACGCATCGAATTTATCGAGCATCTCGTAATTGGTGATCACGATGCCCGCATCGGCCACTTCCGACTGATGCCTGCAGTATTTGACCGCGACTCCGAACCTCAAACCCTCTTCTAGCGTCTGTTGAGCAACGCAGAGCGGCGCGACGATCAGAACTTTACCGCCGGTTTGCTTGCACAGTGAATCTGCCCACGACAACTGAGTGAGCGTCTTGCCGAGGCCGGTATCGGCAAACACGGCGCACCGTCCTTTACGGAGAGCCCACTTGACGATAGCTCTCTGAAAATCGAAGAGATGAGGATTGAGATCGTCGGCATCGAAGCCCGAAAACACGTCTGAAACTGACTTCTGCTGTAGGAACTCCTGGTATCCAGACGTACTAAGGGCAGCGTTTTCAGTAATATACATTTGTCTTTGCCTGTAATTATTGAGCGTTAGTTATATTGACGTCAATGTCAATACGGCAACACTAACAGATAATCTTCGCAAAAGAAAATCGTTGACATACGTTCCCTGTTTGCTATTATTTATGCTGACGCAAGCGTCAATAAGGAGGATTCTCCCATGTCTGGCCGGTATCAAATAAGCACTCTAGTGCAAAATAAGCTGAAGGAATTGAACCTAACTGCCGATGAAGTGATTCGTAAGGCTCTCAATATCAAGGCTGACGGACTTCAAACTTCAGAAGGCGTATTGTTCCCCGAAGGGACCGCATTTCTCGCCTGGTATAAGGATCGTCCGCACTGGGGCATCGTGAAGGAAGGTGCCATTGAGATTGAGAAAGAAATATTTACCAGCGTATCGGGGGCTGCCGCAAAGGTTACTGGCCGCCCTACAACGAACGGTTGGGACTTTTGGCTGATCAAACTTCCCGGTAAGAATGAGTTCGCCCCAATCAAGAGCTTCCGCAACAAATAACTAGAGCTTCGGATCTCACCCAGCCCCCGCACTTGGCGGGGGTTTTTCTTTGATGTCACTTATCCACATACAGTTGTTGACGGTTCCGTTATTTCCCTATAGCGTGAAAATAACTTATATGGAGGCAACCTTTCCCAATGTTGAAAATTAGTGCGGAACTAGAGTCTTTATCCCCGGCCCAGCGTGAATCTCTTGCAGGCTTCATCCTTTCTTATCCAAACACCCTCCCCCATCAAGTAACTGATAATAAAGACGATGACGCTGTTGTCATCCCGGCTTTCTCGGTCGCTGAGGATCTCGACGCCATTTTCGACGCCGAAGCTGCTGCCATTTTCGGTAAAGCCATTGAGCCCGCGCCGGCCGCCGGCCCCGTGTTGGTTCCCTCGCCGATGGATGATCGTCTCGATAAGAACGGCATCCCGTGGGATGAGCGCATTCACGCCAGCAGCCGCGCAAAGACGACCGATGGATGCTGGCGTAAGAAGCGCGGCGTCGAAGATGCAACCGTCACTCAGGTTGAGGCCGAACTCAAGGCGCTCATGGGGCTGCCTGTCGTCGCTGCGCCGTGTAAGGTCTGCAACAGCACCGCGCCGGGACACGTTACAGGTGGCGTCGCATGTATCTCACCAACTGTTGCAATCCCCCCTCCCCCGCCCGTTGCCTCCGTTGTTGAGGATCGGCAGGCATACGTCACTCTGATATCGAAGGCATCGGCGGCCATCGGCGCAAAGAAACTCACCGCGGAGCAGTTAGCAGCGGCCGTTATCGCTGCCGGTGTCCCCTCGTTACCCTTGCTCGCCAATCGTCTTGATTTGGTGCCTCAGGTCATGGCAGCTATCGAAGCGATCATCGGGTGAACCATTCCTTCCTTCCCCCCTCTGGCGCAGCGGCATGGTCCCGCTGCGCTCAATGGCCATCGATGAACCGACAATTCCCGCAAGACGACAGCCCTGCGAGCGTTGAGGGCACGGCCGCGCATTGGGTTGTAACTGAGATGTTGGCAGGCCGGTTGTGCTCTGAAGGTCAGAGCGCACCTAACGGCGTCATCATTACCGGCGAGATGCTTGATGGCGCGGAACTGGTAACGGATACAGTTGCGGCTAGAGTGGCCGGATCGCCGCTCCACCTTGAAGAGACGGTGAGCATCTCCGAGATACATCCGGATTGCTTCGGGACGCCTGACGTATGGGCTTACGATGCGGCACGCTCTCACCTTGAAATCATCGATTACAAATTCGGTCACGGTTTTGTGGATGAGTATTTCAACCAGCAAGGGATGCTTTATATGCTCGGTATTATCGGGTATCTAGAGGACGGGTTGCTCGGAGATCCGGTCAACATCTCAGTGAGCTTTACGATTGTCCAACCGCGCTGCTATCACCGCGGCGAGCCCGTCAGAACTCACAGTTATACCGTGGGCGAACTTACTGCTCGCGCTCACATCATTGCGCTGAAGGCCGCTGCAACCGCGGCGCACAGCCCCACGCCGCTCGCTTCTACCAACACGGAATGCAAATATTGTCCCGGCCGTCATGCGTGCTCAGCGCTGCAGCGAGCCGCATACAGTGATGCGGAATTTGCCGACGTTCGGCAACCCCACAACCTGAGCGCGTTGGCTGCAGGGCTTGAACTGCGAATGCTCGAAAGAGCGCTAAGCAGGCTTGAGGCTCGTGTTGAAGGTTTACGCGAGCTCACCCTCGCCAACATCAGGGGCG